GAGGGGATGCGCATCCTCCCGGCTATGCCGTCCAGCGCGATGAAGACCTATCAGATCCTCGCGCCGGTATCCACGCACTGGCGGCCTGCCACGTGCTCCGAGGTGAGTTGCCCGGCGCAGTCCAACGGGTGGCGCACCGAAGTGGATGAGAGCGTGCCGCTGGGGCAGGCGCAAGCGCAGTACATCCGGCGCGATTCCCGGCGCAAGTTCACCGAGGCGCGCACCCCGGCCGGGCTGACCAGCTTCACATTCGAGGCCGGTCAGACCTGTTTCGGCAAGCACAAGATCAAGCTAGACCGGCCGGATCTGTTCTTCGTCCGTGACGGTGACTGGCGGGGCAACCCTCGCGGCACCCGGCCACGGCAGCATCTCTACTCGGATGACTGGGTGGAGGACTTCGCCTTGCACCAACAGGGCGTAGCCGACGAGATAGAGAAGGGCTGAGACATGGCCATCACCGTCGGCCCGCCCAAGGCGTTCATGGACGCACTCATCCGGGCCCGTGCCATCGGCCCCGATGATCTCCCCCGTATCCGTCAGATCCTCATCGACATCCGGCCTCATGAGCCGGTCACGATGACCATCGAATACATCGGTGACGACTCGGTGCACCTCGCACTGACGGAGCTAGCCGGTCACATAGAGAGAGGGTAAACGATCATGGCAAAGACCAGCGGCCTAGGTTGGACCACGCTAAGCGTGGACGACAGTTCAGGCAACGTGGAAGCGATCAAGAACGATGTCACCAACTTCGCGTTCTCGACTCCCCGCGCCGTCCAGGACATCACTGGCGTGGACAAGAGCGCAATCGAGCGGCTGCTACTGCTGGCCGATTTCTCCATCACCCTCAACGGGGTGGCCAACTTCGCGGCCAGTCCGTCCGCTCACGACGTGTTCAAGACGGTTCCGTCCACCTCGGTGGCCAGGACCGTCACGCTCACCGTGGCCGCCAAGACGCTGGCCAACGAGACGCTGTTCACCGACTACCCCCTGACCCGCGCGGCTGATGGCTCGCTGGTCTTCGCCGTGCCCGGCGTCTTGGCCGATGGCACGGTGCCTACTTGGACATGATCATCAATCCAGGCACCCGATCCCACGAGGAGAACTGAGACATGGCGGGCTACAAGCGGAGCAAGAAAACGTACCGGCTCGTCTGGGGTCCGGAGAACCCGGACATGGACGGCCTGGTCGTAGAGGCCAAAACCGTGCCGGTCGGCACGCTGATACTGCTGGCCTCGCTGGTGGACAAGGTGGTCCGCACCATCGGAGAGGATGCGCAGACCGTCAACGATCTGCTCAGCGGGTTCGCCAAGGCGCTCGTCTCGTGGAACCTCGAAGAGGACGACGAAGAGGAGAACACCGTCCCGGTTCCCGCCACGCTGGAAGGCGTCCTGGCCCAGGAGATCGACTTCATGGTGACGATCATCAGGGCGTGGATCAACGCCCACGTAGGGGTGCCTGACGAGCTGGGAAAAGACTTGCCCTCTGGCGAGCCTTTCCCGGAGGGATCTCTACCGATGGAACCGTTGTCAGCCGACCTGACGAGTTTGACGCCGCAGTAACGATCATCAATCTGTGCGACCGGTGGCACAAACTGCCGGAAGAGATCAAGGCGATGGACCCGGAAGGGCTCCGGATGCTGGAGATCATCCGGCTGGGCACTCCAGAGAAGCCGACGGAATGGGAGGAGGGCAGGTATGAGTAACACGGTAGAGATCCGGGTTACCGGCCGGGACGAGTCAGGCCCGGCGCTGGCTGCTGCTCGCGCTGGCCAGAACGAACTGGCTAGAGCCGTGCTCTCCTCCCGTAAGGCGACCCTGCAAGCGGCCGACGCTCAGGCGGCGCTGTCCTCCGCACAAGCCAAGTCAGCCGACGTGGCCGGGCGCGTCGCTCGCGAGGAACTGAGCGGAGCCGAGGCGCTGAAGCAGTCCGAGAAGGCCGCGCGGGACGTGGAGCGGGCAGAGATCCGGCTTGCCGAAGCCCACCGGCTGGCAGCCAGCGCGGCCGACCACCAAGCCGCGCAAGAGAGGCAACTAGCCCGTGACACCGACCGCGCCTCACGATCGGCTGATTCTTCCGGTGGGCTGTTCAAGCGTGTATTTGCGTCGCTGAAGCAGTCCGGCACATCGGCAGCCTCTTCGGTGACATCGGGTCTGTCCGAGATGGGCAGCATGGGAGCCGGGGCTAGCAACCTGATCGCGGTCGCCATTGCTGCGCTACCTGTCGTAGCCGTTATGGCGGGGGCGGCGGTCACTCTCGCTCTGGGCGGCGCGCTGACCGGCATCGCCATCATGGCAGTGGCCAAGAACGCTGAGGTAAGTAGGTCGTTCTCTGACCTGAAGTCGCACGTTACTAGCGAGCTAACTAAGATGGCACAGCCGTTTGTGCCGGTCCTGACTAACATTGCCCATTCGTTCAGTAAGACCTTTGATGGGCTGTCGCCGTACATCAGTAAGACGTTCGCGACGATGGCCCCGGCGGTCCAGCACTTCGGAGTGATGTTCTCTCAATCGCTGCTCAAGCTCGGGCCCACCATTCAGCACATCGGTAACCAATTCGCTCCGCTGCTGACCGCGCTGGGCGACCGTATGCCGTCGATCATGGAGAACATCGCCAACGGCATTGACTCCGTAATCTCGGCTACCTCCGGGCATGAACAGGACATCGCCGGATTCGTAGAGGATCTGGCTAAGATCGTCGCTGTGGCCGGTAAGGTAGTTCAGGGATTGGGCCACATGTACGACACCGCAAAGACGCTGGGCGCGGTGTTCGGACTGTGGAAGTCCGGATCCGATAATATCTACGGCACCGCGTCGGCGTTCCATAAGCTTTCTGACGTCAGCGGAATAGCAGGCGATGCGATCCAAGCCGCCGGTAGTTCCATGGATCTGGCGACCACCTCAGCGGACGCACTAAAGACCGCGCTTGATGAGCTGTCCGGCGGTCAGCTCGGCGCTCGCGCTGCTGCCCGTGATTTCCAGGCGGCCATTGACGATATGACTTCGTCTCTGAAAGCTAACGGGCACACGTTCAATGTGAACACCGACGCTGGCCGGAAGAACCAAGCCGCGCTAGACAAGATCGCATCGTCGGGCATCGCCGCATCCGAGGCGCTGAAGAAAACCGACACATCCGGCCGGGCGTCGGCGGCGTCCATGAACGAAACGCGTAAGGCGTATATCAACGCAGCAGTCGCCGGGGGGATGAACCGAGCGGCGGCTATTCGCCTGGCCGACGCTATGGGGTTGGTGGCCTCGCGGGCCAACGCCATCCCGTCCAAGACGGAGACCAAGGTGCTCGGAGACATTCACGATCTCCAGGCCAAGGTTGAGGCGGCCAAAGCCAAGCTCCGTACCGTGCCGCCGTCTCGGCAGGCGGCCATCCGGGCGACCATCGCCCAGTTGGAGGCTCAGGTCAGGGCGGCCAAAGCGCGCCTGAACAGCATCCAAGGGAAGACCGTCACGATCAACATGCACCAGCTTTGGTCGTCGTCGGGGGCGTACATCGGCGGCCGTGGGGGTGGGCCCGGCCGGGCCATGGGCGGGATCATCGGCGGCATGGCGTCCGGCGGGGCGGCTCGCGGGTCCATCGGTTCGGGAGCCACGACGCTGGTAGGCGAGGACGGCCCGGAGCTGGTCAACCTTCCGTTCGGGTCCACCGTCACCCCGGCCGGTCGGACGGCCGCGCTGATGGCCGGGGGCGGAGGGGGCGGCGGTCATCTGACCATCGAATGGATCGGCGGCAATGCCGGGGATTCGTTCATGACCTGGCTCAAGAACAACATCCGGATCAAGGGCGGCGACGTCCAACAGGTTCTAGGCCAAAACTAAGGAGAGATCGAAGTGCATAGGTACAAGTGTTGGAACTCACCGATGCCCACTACGGCCGCACAGGCGAACGTGACCACCGGTACGACGATCAAGACGATGCTCCAGATTTCCACCCCGTCCACCCGTCACTCATCTCGTGGGGGTACTCCATCGATGACGCGCCCGGCGCGGATGCCGTGGTGGAACTGCTGGAGACGGACGTGGCCGCCACGGTGACCGCCCACGTGGCCGCCGGGGTTCAGCCGTTGGTGCCCGGCACCCCGGCGTCCCTGATGACGCTGGGGGTGGCCAACACCGGATACACGGCGACGGTGGAAGGCGCGATCACCGCCACCCGGACATTCGACGCCCAGAGCATCAGTTCGGTTACCGGGGAGTCCCCGCTGGCCTACGTCTACCAATGGATGCCGGATGAGCGGCCGGTCGTGGCCGTGTCCAAGTTCCTGCGTGTCCGGGCCACGGTGCCGACCACAGCGGTCGATATGCGGTGCTGGGTCTGCTGGGACGAGTAAGCCCCGGATGGAAAATTTTCCATCATGGATCTGGTAGCTGGCTACACAGGAAAGGAGGCGGGCGATGCGCGGCGTGG